ATGAGACGCGCGTGTCTCGTGGCGATCTTGCTGCTGGCCCAGCTGGCCCAGGCGGCCCGGGGACGCCAGCACCCCATGGATCATGATCACACAGATGACTACTGTGCGCTGAGAGACACGCTCGCAAAGGTTCTCACGCTCCCGGCCTACGTGACGACGGACAGCGCCCTGGTGGCTGCGGTCCGTGGGCTACGATACGAGGAGCCCTACCCCGATCAGGAGCACAGAGCGGCTTGGGGGCAGGACACAACCGCAGCGGGGCCGGCCTACGAGTGGCAGACGGTGAAGGTTGACAGCGCCAACTTGGGGCGCTGGCCCCCGCCGCCCAAGCCCATTGATCCGCGGAGCAGGGTGGACAGCATGTGCGTCGGGACTTCCTACCCCTTGTATCACAACTGGGTCTACTCCGAGCCCTGGTGCGTAGTCAAGAATGGGGCCTGTGATCCCCTGCTACGTGAGCGCATTTGCCGCCACTGCAAACGCTACGAGTACCAGCAGCGCAGCGAGGCGCCGTCGCCGAAGAGCGAGTTCGAGAGGCTGAGGGAGGGGCTGAAATGATCCTCGTCAACCCCAACCAAGGCGGCAGCCGGAACCTGCCCAACGTGGCGCTGGCTTACATCGCCAAAGCCATCGACGCTCCCGTGATGGATCTCAATACCTGGGTGCGTCCCCCGGCCATGGTGTTTGAGCCTGTCCCCGACGAGGCGTTGGTGTCGGTGCCGTCGCGGGCACGGGAGGCGGCGAGACTGCTGCGAGTGCTGGGGGAGGCGCGAGGCGTCCCGGTGTCGGCTGTACAGTGCCCCATCCGGATTCTTTGCTGCTACCCGTACCTGTTTTCAGGGAACACCCTCGATGTCGCGCTCGCCCCGGGCCCCGACTACACCCGCTTCGACACCTACGATGTCTTCGCCAAGCACTGGGCCGATGGCTCCTGGTCCTACCCCCTGTTCACCTCCTGGGGCTGTCCGTACACGTGCACCTACTGCGCCGCGCACCGCACTGGCTGGCGGGCCCGATCCATCCGGCACGTGGCCAGGGAGTTGCGCACCATGCCGCCGGCCAAGGTGCTGTCGGTAATAGATGACTGCTTCAACCACTACACCGGCCACGTTCTGAGCGTGTGTAAGGCGCTCAAGGCGCACGGCCGGGAGTGGATGGCCACGAACGGGCTCCGGGCCGATCGCCTCACCCAGCTCCAGGCCCGCACCATGGCTGATGCGGGCTGCACTACGGTGGGCTTTGGCGTGGAGTCCACCGATCCCGCTGTGTTGGAGCGCATCCGCAAGGGCGAGACCATCAAGCAGATCGAGCGAGGGGTGGCCATCGCCAAGCAGCATTTTCCCTCCGTGTCCGCCTACCTGATCGTGGGCCTGCCCGGCTCCAGCTACGACAGCGATCGGCGGTCTCTCGACTGGGCCATCGGCCAGGGGGTCTACGCCACGGTGAGCTACTTCACCACGGGGGACGGCGCGTTCTACGGCGCGGGGGCCAAGCCAAGCGCAGTCTACCCGGCAGAGCAGCAGGAGCAGGTAATGCAGGCGGCCCGGGGGCTGTCCTGGGGATCGTCCCCGGGCGCGTGGGGCGCGCTTCTGGCCCGGTGGCGACTGGGGCGTCGGGCGTGGCCGTTGCTCAAGATGGACGCTGGGAAGCTCTGGAGGAGGGTGACGAGATGAGGATACTTCATCTGGCCGGCAGTGAGGACAACGGCGGTGCCGCCCAGGCCACCCGCACTATTCAGGGGCTCGTGGGCGGCGACATCGTCAAGGCCGCGCGCTCCAGGGCCAGGGAGGCCTACCGCTGCATTGGCGGCTACTACGATCCCCTCCTGGCTCGTTGGTTGCGGCGGCTGGCCGCGTCCTACGACGTGGTGCATCTCCATCGGTTCGGCGAGTGGGGCACGGCCGCCCTGCACACGGGTAAGCCCACCGTCTATTCGGCCTACGACTACTGGACCCTGGGCCCGTGTCAGAATCTCTACCCCTACCCGTGCGAGATGGATTGCGTGCGGTGCTACCAGCCGAAGGGGCGGCCCTGGCCCACTGTGGCCAAGCTCTGGCTGGCCGGCAGGCCCCGGAGGATGCTGCGCCACTTCAAGCGCCTCGACGCCTTGGTGGTGCTGTCGGCAGACCAACGGCAGCGGCTGGAAGGTCTGACTCCAGCCGCTGCCAGCGTCATCCCCCTCCCCGTCTCCATCGAGCCCGTGGACATCACGCGAGATCGCGATCAGGTGCTCTACCTCGGGTGGATGGCACCCAACAAGGGGCTCGACGTGGTGTTGCGCGCGTGGCCAGGGGTGCGGGCGAAGTGGCCCAAGGCTAAGCTGATGGTGGCCGGCCCCCAGCCCAATGTAGCCTATGCGGAGCAGTGCAAGGCCCTGGCCAGTCCGGGGGTGATTTTCTTGGGCGAGGTGTCCCGCCCAGAGGCCGCGCACTTGCTGTGCGAGTCCCAGGTGGTGGTGGTGCCTGAAGTCTGGCCTAATCCTCAGCCCATCGTGATGTGCGAGGCGCTGGCCGTGGGCACGCACGTGGCGGCCTCGGCGATAGGGGGCATCTCTCAGCATGGCGGGCCCGATACGTTGTACGTCTATCACGGCGACCCGGAGGACTGGGCTGCGAAGATTGGGTGCGCCCTGGCTCGTCGGGTGGCCCCAGAGCCCAAGCGGATTGATCCGCAGTGTACGAAGGCTCAACTGGAGGAGGTGTACCAGTGCATCGCTTTCCGCTAGCCATTATCCCCGCCGGCGGCAAGGGCACCCGCATGGGCCCGGGCCCGCACAAGTGCCTGCGCCTCGTCAACGGGGAGCCGATTATTCGGCATGTGGTGCGGTTCTGGATGGGGCATAGCGATAGTCAGGTAGTGGTTGCCCCCAGGGAGATGGCTCGAGAGATGAGCATGGCCATGCCCTCGGCCATAGTGAGAGCCGACGAGGGCCGGGGCATCTGTCAGGCTGTGCTGACTGGCCTGCGCTCCGCCCCACCGCAGTTCATCGTCGCTCTCGGGGACTGCCTCTTCGACGGGGAGTTCGGCCCCATGCCGGAGGGGCCGTTCACGGGCGTGGCTGTGCAGCACCAGCCGGAGAGTGAGTGGGGACGGTCGTACGCCGTGGGGGAGCACCAGAACCTCATCGAGAAGCCCAGCTTGGGCCTGGGGGCCTACTTCTTCACCTGGTCGCACCTGTGGGCGCTGGAGCAGTATCAGGGGATCACAGCGGCCATGGGGGCGCTGGAGGCGCGGACGGCGGTGCATCGGATCGAGTTCACAGGATTTTACAGAAATCTTACCTATCCCGAGGATCTTCAGAAGCCATGGCCAGGCTGATGGCAAGGCAGGCGATCCGCTTCATCCGCCGCGCCATCTGGGGCATCTTCCTACTGCCCTGGCGCTACCGCCGCACCCTGTGGCACAAGCTGCGGCGCGAGGGCCTGGGGCCCGTCTGTCGCTTCGTGGGCGTCAAGCTCTTCGCACGGGGGGAGCGGGTAGGCCTGCAGCTGCTCGATCCGCTGTCCCTTGTGACGCCTGGCCTGACGCCCTTCCCGCGCATGATCGAGCTGGAGCACACGACGCGGTGTCACCTGAGGTGTGGCATCTGCGAGCGCACGCACTTCCCCGGGGAGTATGCTCACCAGGATCTGCCCTACGATCGCTTCACCCGGCTGCTCGATCAGTTTCCCGAGCTGCGCTACATCAACTTGACCGGCGAGGGCTCCAGCTTCCTCAACCGCGCCTTCCCGAAGATGCTCTCGGAGTGTCAGCGGCGGGGCATCTACGTCACTGCCATCGACTCGTTCTCGGCCCTCCGCCCGTGGCAGATCGCAGCGCTCGTGGCGCACGGTGTGGCCAAGGTGCCCATCTCCTGCGACGCCTCCACCAAGGAGGTCTACGAGTCGGTCCGCGTTGGGGCGAAGTGGGAGCGGACCCTGGCGAACATCCACGCGTTGGCCAGGGTCCGCGAGAGCGTGGAGAGCCCTCTCCCGGAGGTGATCTTTCGGTTCATCTTCTACCGCGACAACTGGCGTGACATCCCCGAGTATCCGGCCCTCGTCGAGACCCTGCTGCCGGCCAACCGGGACGGCGACGACGGGCTCATGGAGTTCGCCGCCCTGCTGGAGTTCGAGCAGACGCGCGGCTGGGAGGTGGAGCTGTCGCAGGAGATCGTGGAGGAGACGGAAGCCGAGGCCAAGAAGCGGGGCCTGCCCATCGTCTGGAGCCACCCGAGCCACGACGCGGCCAAGAAGCGCCCCATGCGGGAGTGTTGCGCCTGGGCCGAGCCCTACGTGATGATGGGCGGCTACGTGCTGCCGTGCTGCTCGGTGGTGATGAGCAACCGCCGCGAGTTCTTGATTGAGAACTGCTTCGGGAACGTCTTCGAGCAGGACTTCCGCGACATCTGGGACTCGGAGCGGTACCGGGCCTTCCGGCGGATGGTGGGCAAGGGAGAGCAGGTGCCCATCTTGTGCGAGGGGTGCCGGGCGTTCAATACTATCCGGCGGGAGAACCTCTACGGGATCTCGGAGGCGATATGAACTGGCGCGGCCTCACCCGAGCTGTCCTGTGGACTCAGCTCGTCGCCCAGGCGGTGGGCGTGGCGAAGCTCGAGGGCGCCTTGCGGCTGTCCTGGTGGATCGAGGACCCGTGGACTACGCGGTGCGCGGTCTTTGCCCTTGGGGCTGTCCTGACGCTGGTGTTCGCGCCGCTCAATGCGTGGCTTTCGTGGAGGTTGCAGCGATGAGACGCCACATCGACTGGCTTCGCCTTGTCGTCTGGCTGACGATGATGGTATTCTGCATCGGGTTCTGGGTTGTGACGGGAGCGATCTTCTTCAGTTGCGAGTCAGCCCCGCCGCCTCCGCGGCTCTCTAGCGGCACTATCCAACTCGCTGGCTACGACGGGGCGGTAGAGACGCACTGGCAGTTGGCCGAGTTGAATTACCTGGAGGCCCACCGCTTGGCGGAGGAGCGCGGGGATCGGGCCATGATCTCCAAGGCGGCCGGCAATATCGGGGGCATCTACCTGGAGCATCGCAGGCTCGCGGGGGCCGCCCTGTGGCTGGAGCGGGCCATCGAGGCCGATCCCAACAACCGAGAGGCGATCACCAACTTGGCCACCGCGCTGCTGCTGTCGGCTCGTGCGGACACCGTGGCCCTGACTCGGGATGAGGCCCGCGCTCGTGCCGTGATTCTGTACCGCTGGGTGCTGGAGCGCTATCCAAACTTCGCCCCCGCCTGGGGCAATCTGGGCGTGGCCCTGCTGGAGAGCGGGCACGTCCCCGAGGCCATTGCCGCGTACGAGCAATCGCTGCAACTCGATCCGCACAATATGAAAGTGCGGGCAAACTTGGAGCTGCTGAAGGGAGCGAAGTGATGTCCTACGACTTGAGAGAAGGCCACTGCCTCGATCTCATCGCCGAACTGCAGGGCGACAGCGTCAACGTTTGCGTCACCTCGCCACCCTTCTGGAACAGCGACTACGACGTGCCCCTCGTTGACGGCTGGGGCCGCCTGGGGTGCGAGGATCAGGCCGACAACTACGTTGCCCACGTGGCCCAGATCTTGGCCGCCGTGGGGAGCAAGCTGCGTCGGGACGGTATGGTGTGGCTGGTCCTGCGGGACAGCCTGGACGATCTCGGCCGGCTGCAGGGCCTCCCGGCGCGGATCGGCACGGCTGCGGAGGCGCATCGACTCAGTTGGGTCTACACCGTCTACTGGGTGCCGGACGCTTTGTGGATGCCCAAGGGCTACACGGCCTATGGGCCCATGCCGGCCGTGGTGCCTATCTTGGGGCTGTGCCATGAGCCGAGGGCGCACTATTGGGCGGAAGGATGCACAGTGCCCGACTATCTGGTCTACCCGACGCCCGAGCCCGAGCGGGGCTTGCCGTTTCAGGCGCTGCCGTCGAATGTGGTGGGCGATCTGCTGGAGTGGTCCTGCCCCTCGGGCGGCACGGTACTGGATCCGATGTGCGGGAGCGGTACGGTGATTGCCACGGCCAACATCATGGGGCACTACGGCATCGGCATGGACATCTGCAAGAAGGCCATCAAGGCGTCCCGCCGCAAGGTGGTGCGGCTCAAGGAGCGGGCGCGGGCCTTCCGCCAGGACGCGGCAGCCAATGCGGCAGGCGCAGTGCCCTCACCGGGAGAGGAGAGCAAGAACTGACCGCCCTCTTCGCATCCGCCAAGTCGGACGCGCTCTACGACGCGGCCATTCCCGGCCTGTCCGATCGTGTCCATGATCCGGATTGGTGCCAGGCCCATCTGCGCATCCGCGTCAAGGAGGGCGGCCCCCCGCAACGCCTGCGCTACAACTTCGTGCAGCGGGAGCTGGAGAAGATCCTTGAGCGCCTCGTCAAGGCCGGACGGCCCATTCGCCTACTGATCCTCAAAGCCAGGCAGATGGGCGTTTCGACTTGGACCGAGTCCGTCATCTATGACCGGATCCGGCGTCGGGCCTACCAGAACGCCCTGATTGTGGCCAACGACAGCGAGGGCAGCAAGCACCTCTACGAGATGTTCAAAACGTATCACGAGTTCGACGAGGGCGCCCCGGAGATCCGCTACAACGACCAGCAGAAGGGGCTGACGTTCTCCTCGCCCCATTCTTCCCAGGTGCATGTGCAGACGGCCGGCAAAAGGTTCGCCGGCACTACGCTGACTGTCCAAGCCGCACACCTTTCCGAGTGCGCCAAGTGGCCCGATCCGGAGACCACCCATCTGTCCATCATGCAGGCCGTGCCTGATCTTGCAGAGACGATAGTGGTCATGGAGTCCACGGCGGCCGGCAGTGGAGACTGGTGGAACGCCAAGTGGGACCTCGCCATGAAGGGGGACACCGAGTCCCTGGCCGTGTTCTTCCCGTGGTTCGCTGATCCCGGGTACGCCATGGATCCTGGCCGGGTGAACATGGACGGGATAGGCACGCACGATCGGTTCAACCTGACGCCCGGCGAGGAGCAGGAGCTTCTCGATCTTACCGAAGCCCACATCGGCATCGACCACCGCCGGCCGGTGAAGATCACGATGGAGCAGTTGGCGTGGCGACGGTGGTGCATCGACAACAAGTGCGGCGGCGACGTGCTACTGTGCCACCAGGAATATCCCGCATCGCCAGCGGAGTCTTTCATTTCCAGCGGCACGCCGAAGTACAATGTTGGTATTCTGTCTACGATGAAGAGGGCATGCACCCCGCCGATCGCCGAGGGCACGTTCGAGACGCTGGAAGGTCCGAGTCCTGCCAAGCCCGCGTTGATCGAGGGCGAGGCGGCTGATGTCTGCATTTGGAAGTGGCCCGAGCCGGGGCGCCGCTACGGCATTGGCGCGGACTGCAAGGGCGAAAGCCCCTTCGGCGATGCTCATGCTGCGGTGGTGGGCGATGTGCAGAGTAGGGAGGTGGTGGCCACCCTGCACGGTATGTGGGACGCCGATACCTACGCCTCTCTGCTGGCGCAGACGGCTAGGCTCTACAACGATGCCCTGCTGGCGATTGAAACCAACGGGGTGGGCTCGGCCGTCCAGAATCGGGCCCGGCGACTGTATCACCACTTCTACCACTCGCTCCCCCCGGGGCAGGAGAAGCAATTCCCCGGAGGCAAGATCGGTTGGACGACGAGCGCGTACAGTACGCGGCCTGAGATTGTCGAGATTGTGGGCGGGCACATCCGCGAGCAGGCCGTGGAGATCCATGACGAGCGGGTGGTGTCGGAACTACTGTCCTTTCACGCCGTGCCCGGCCCGCGCCTGGCAGACGCCAAGCGCGGGGCGCACGATGACTTCGTGTTCGCTCTGGGGATCTTCCTGGCCACCAGCGGGTATACGACCCTGGGCGAGGTGCGCGGCTACAGTCAGAAGCGCCACGAGGTGGTGAGTGGCGACAATATGGGGAGGTTTCGATGAAACGCACACTGGGGTGGATCGCCGCCATCGTCGTGGGCCTGTTGATTGGCTGGCTCCTGGCCATGGCCACCGTGGAGGCGCAGGAGCTGCCTTTGGAGGGTTGGGCCTCTGGGCCCACCAAGGAGATCCGCACGGAGCGCCTCGTCATCGTTAGCCCCGTGACGGGAGAGCCCTGCATCGTCCTGCGCTCCGTGCAGGGTCAGCCGGTGATTATCCTGCTGCGGCCCGGCGAGACGGAGGAGAAGGGCGTGTTGGACTTCCTGAGCGGCAATTCGACTTCCCCACGCAGCATTCTCGGGGGAGATCGGCGGGCCCCGTGATCAACGAGACCTCCCCCGAGGCCACGCTGGCCGTTATCAGCGCCCGTCTCAAGTCCAGGCAGCCCTACATTATGCTGTTCCCGGTGGTGGAGGCGCGTCAGACGCCGGAGGGCTTTGTGGTGAACGTGGACCGCGTCATGGTCAACGCCGGGGAGTTGCCGGCGGAGCCGCAGTACTTCGCGTGCGTCGTGGCCGGGGTCTGCGCCGCCGTGCTCGAGCAGCTGTCTCCGGAGACCGGGGAGCCGCTGCCATGAAATGGATCGCACCAGTTCTCCTTTTGCTTGTCCTGCTCGCGCCGGGTGTGCATTTTCGGGGCAAGGGAGACGAGGACCCTGACGATGCACTGGGGACATGATGAGCGATCTCAAGGCTCAGATCCTGCAGGACATCCACGACGTTGTCCGCGAGGAGCTGGGCGACTACGAAGACGAGATGCGCGGCCTGGCCCAGGGCCTCGCCCGTCGCCTGCTGCGCGAGGGCAAGGGCAAGGCGGATGTGGCCACCGATCCTCGCGTGATCGAGTGGGCGCGGACCCTGCCGCTGGAGTCGCCCTTCGCCGAGGGGGCGCTGTGCTGGATGGTGGAGGAGGCGATGATGTCGCAGGCGGAGAAAGACGAGCGGCTGCTGCGCCTGTGTCAGAACCCTGCCTTCCTGGCTGACCTGGCTGACCTGGCTTACTGGAGGACCGTCTGGTGAACATCTACCGCAATGACAAGGGCGTCTGGCGCTCCTACGTTCAGGCGCGCCGCGAGACCAACCCCGAGCTGGTGCAGATCATCGACCGATCTCCCGGCGCGGTGCAGGAATATCCGGATACCCGCTTCTGGAAGGACGGATCCGGGCGCCTGCGTCTCCTTGAGGACGGGCAGCCCCCGCCGCGCGGGGCCGTCATCCTCGGCGGCTCCTACACCCTCTACACCCGCATCTACCTCGGCCTCACGCCCCCGGTGGGTCATGAACCGGGCTATTGCGCCGTGGTGGGCGAGCTGTTCGACCAGACTTTCGAGCCCCGGGCCCGGCCTCTGCTTGTGCTGGACGAGGGGAGTTGCTTCCCCGATGTGGATCCTTCCATGGCCCTGATCCCCGATCTGATGGAGGCGGCGTGCGCCCTGAAGGACCTCTACTTGCCGGCGCACGAGCGGGAGGGCTCGGACGGCCTGGGGGGCGATCGTCGCATGATCGTCAATCCCGGCCACAAGCAGTTCCTGGAGGAGCTGCGCAAGGTGCAGCACGGGTTGTGCGGGTACGTGGACGAGGAGGATATGCCGGACGGCGAGATCAAGAAGCGGTTCCCCTTCTTCGCCAGCAGGGACCGGATCGCACCGCTGTATGAGCCCCCCTACAAGGAGGACGAGGACTACGGCATCAAGGCGGTGGAGGCCATGGCCAACCGCGAGGATCACGAGGGGCGGCCCATGCTGCGGCATCACCGATGCTGCTCGATCTTTGCCGGCGGGCAGTATCGTACTCCCCTGCGGGCCGTGGCCCTGTGCGTGCTGTCTCTGCAGACTTACCAGTGGACGGAGGCCCTGGAGGGACGGTTCGACTACGACGGGTATGAGCGGGAGGACGAGGAGAAGGCCAAGCGGCGATCGGGGCGCGAGCGGCGAGCGGAGGCGAAGCGCAACATGATGCTGGAAGGCATCCTGTACATGGCGTCCGATCTGCGAGACCGGGCTCTCCTGGCGCGATCGGGGCGCGAGGCCTACCTGAAGGCGGCGGGCATCGAGGACCTGGCCGCTATGGGCGTGTCGGAAGACTGACGAGCGCTGGGCTGGGATGCCAAGTGAGATGACCCCCATGGGGCAAGGCCCAACCCTGGGGGCGGCCAAGGCCATGAACCGCAAGGTGGTCGGCATGGACGTTGACGAGGCCCACTGCGAGATCGCTGTCAAGCGGCTGGCGCAGGAGGTGATGGACTTCACCCCGACAGGGGCCGCATCATGAGTGAAAACAACACCTTGCGTCGCACTGCCTTCTGGGCCGGCGTGGTCCTGGTGTGCATTCTGGGCATGGTGGCCATTGCGCTGGGCGGGCTGCTGGTTGGCCTGGCAGTGCACGTATGACTTGACAGAACCCTTACGTTGTTGTTACGTAGGGAGTTAGAGATAGGCCGCCCGGCTGGGTGGCTGGTTTTCCTAAGGGCGACGAGCGGGTCGGCTACGATTCCGCGCGTCGCCTTTTTTGTATGTGGCGGCCCCGCCGGGAGCGGCAGAGCGCGCCGCTCCGCTCTCGACCCGCCCCTGGCGGTGGCTGCCCCATTTTGCTGCCGGGAGCAGGGCGTTGCCGGAAACCGATGTCGATGTATGGGACCGAAGAGTCCTCGACTGTGTGCACGAGGCCGCCCCCTGGTCAGCCAAGGCCCTGCAGGCGCGGCGATACATGCACAACCGCCAGTGGGACGACGCTCAGGACTTTGAGTTAGACGAGTTCCACATCACCAACAATGTCATCCGTCGCGCCATCGAGCAGATGGTCGGCCGCGTCCTCGAAGCTGATCCCGTGATTGAAACGCACGGGCGCGGTTCCGAGGACTTTTTCTTTGGGGACACCTGGAAGGATCTGCTCCGCTGGGCGGACGAGTGGACGGGGTACCTGTTCGACTCGGTGGCTGACGTGAGGAGGAAAGTCTTTCTCGACACCTACCAGACCGGGGAGAGTTTCGAGAAGGTCTGGTGGTGTCCGTGGGAAGAGGGCGGCTTGGGCATGGTCGTCCACGAGCACCTGGAGGGCCTGGAGGTGCTGTGGCCCCGAGAGGCCAAGAGCCAGCAGCTCCGGGACGCCGAATACATCCTCACCCCCAAGCCTGTTGAGATCGAGACGCTCGAGAAGGAGTTCCCCAAGCTCAAGGGGCAGATCAGCGCTGACTACCCCGGGCGGTTCATTTCCGCCCTTGAGCCGGCCGCGTTCGATCAATACCAGAGCTACATGGACGATGAGGACACAGCCTCTCCCATCACCGGGCGATTGCAGAAAGCCTATCGCATCGAGGTGTGGGAGAAGCGGCAGATATGGACCTCCCGCTACTACCGCAAGGACACGGGCCGTCTCGGTGTGCAGCCGTACATCAACGAGGAGACGCAAGAGCGCAGTACCGTGCCCATGACGGAGGAAGTCTACGCCGGTTTGAAGGACGAGCAGCAGGACGCGTACCAGGTGCACCGGGTGCCGCGTTTCGAGCTTTCCAAGGGCGTGATGGTCAACAAGTTCTGGGCAGAGCGGAACGTGGTGCACGAGTACGACGAGTCCAAGGGCGGGCACGGGGAGTTCCCGTTCGCTCGCTACTCGCTCAACTGGGACCCGGCGCAGTCGCACGGGCACGGCGAGATCGAGTACCTGGTGGGCTGGCAGGACTACATCAACCGCATGACCTCCCGGCTGGTGCAGGCCGCCTTCGTGGCCAACGCGGTGATCCTGGCTGTGCAGAAGGGCTCCGCGCCCCGGCAGGAGCTGGCCAAACTCGGCGATCTGGGCGAGAACCCCATCACCCAGTTCAACTACCACGCCGGCCAGCCCATCCCGCAGTTCATCAATACCAACCCCGGAAGCGCCCAGTTGTATCAGGGCGTGCTGGAGTACTTCAAGCAGGAGTTTGACGACAAGAGCACGGTGCAGGGCGTCAACCGGGCCGCGCCGAAGTATGACTTGAGCGGCAAGGCGGTGCAGGCCCTGCAGTCGGAGGCCGATCTGTTCGGCGTGCTGCCCCGCCATTGCATCGAGTCCGGGCTGCGCCAGGCCACCATGCTGTCCATCTCCTGCATGCAGAAGTACATGCGCGGCGCACGGCTCATCCGGATCACTCCCAAGGCCGCCGGCAAGAAGGCCTACAGCCTCTTCATCGCCGAGTCCAAGCAGCGGGCTGAGGCCACGTTCAACTTGGAGCCCGAGATGGCCCGCAAGGAGAGCGGTGGCCAGATGCAGAACGTGCCTACCGGGAACTTCACTTCCGCGTCCAGCGGAGACACGGGCCAGGTGCTGGAGATCAACGACAAGAGCATCCGCAAGTTCGATCTCCGCTACCAACTCGACACGGGCCGCGAGCAGCGCAAAGACGAGCGCATGCAGTTGGTGCAGGCGTTCCTCAGCTATGCGGGCAACGCCGCCGGCATCGAGGTGCTGCTGTGGGCCGCCGATCTCATGGAGGTGCCCAATCCCGAGCAGCTGGCCGAGGCCCTGCGCACCGAGGACGGCAAGACGCAGATGTTCAACGCGCTCCAGCAGGCAGCGAAGGAGGCGGGTGTGGACATCCAGACGCTGCTCCAGATGGGCGTAGCGGCAGCCCAGCAGATGCAGGCGGCCCCTCAGCCGCCGCCAGGGCCAGGCCCTGCGGGCCCCCCTGGAGGGAACGGACAACCTCAACCCATGACGGCAGGAGTTTGACATATGCCTGATACCCTCCGCCTCTTCGATCCCGCCCTCGAGGACGACTACGACGAGGATCCGGAGTTCTCTGATCTGTTCGAGCCGGCCCTGTGGCTGGTGCACGAGCAGTACGACATCCGGCTCGATCCGACCGTGGACTACAAGAAGACGGTGGGGGAGCGCATGGATTCGGCCAACTTGGGTGTGCTGCAGCACACCTTCGGCAACTGGCGGATCTACGTGAACTGGCAGACTGTGTGGGCGCAGAAGATCCCGCCGCACCACATGGCTGTAGAGTTCGGCTCCAGGGGGCTCGGGGGCGAGCGTCGCTCCAGTACGGTATGGAGCCTGGTGGGCATCATCTCGCCCTACCTCACCATGCGCGCCTGCTGGAACTGCGCTCGGGGCAACCCCATCGTCAATGGCCAGTACGACGACAACGGCTACTACAAGGAGATCAACCGGGAGCGAGTGGACGCGGCTTTGGCTGAGATGCGGCTGACCGACCCCACCGTCACGGAGGAGGAGTTCGCTGATGTGACGTTCGGCGCGGACAGGATCCCCACTCGCATTCCGGCTGTGCTACCGCATCATCCGTGCCCGGCTTGCGGGGAGTACGATTGGTTCGGGGACACGGGCGGGGTGATCGCCCGGCCCGACGACTTCCAGCGCGAGTGCGCGGAGACCCTGGCCTTGGTTACCGGGCAGGACGAGCTGGCCGTAGAGATGCGCAAGATTCACGATCCCACCGGGCAACGGCCGACTCGCTTTGCCCAGACGACTGTCTGACAGGAGATGCAACCATGAAGCGCGCCCTCATTGCTCTGAGCCTGCTGGCCGCTGTCGGCGCCTTCGCTGATGGCGAACCGCTCAACACCACGCCTTATCTGCACGTTCGGGACGTGGACCTGGGTACCACCCTCGAGATCGTGGACGCCGATACGGGGTTCACGCAGATCCAGGCCGACACGGTGATCTGGGTCGAGTGGGCCATGAAGTCTCACTTCGACTCGCTCAACGTGGGCAACCCGGGGGCCGGGTCTGTGCGGGCGGTCTACAGCATGGCCTCCACCGCAGACTCCAGTCGCTCGCTCAACTTCTTTCAGGACAAAGGCCAGGCGGATGTGAACTTCGCCACGGCCGTATTTGGCGACGGAGCTTCGCCCGAGTGGGGCGGCTACCTCACTCGGTACGAGGATTCGGACTTCAACCTGGGCACCAACTCCTGGGTGATCTCCTGCTTCGCCAAGGGGCTGTCTCCGGGCAACCCGGCCATCGGTACGGTACAGACGGTGTGGTCGTTGTTCCAGACGCCGGACCAGATCAGCCTGCACTTCAAGGAGGGCGGGTATCCGGTTCTGATGGTGACGGACGACTACGGCACCACGGCGGACTCGGTGGTCCTGGCCATGGATCTGTACGATTCCACCTGGCATTACCTGGTGGCCGAGCGGCGCGGGAGCAACTTCAAGCTGCGGGCCGACGATGGCACGGGGGCCTACACTGGCACCACAGCGGTAGACAAGGCCGCCGGCGCTCTGGATCCGGACACCCTCATAGTGTTCGCCGAGCGCGCTGCCGGCAGCCCCTTCCGGGGCATGGTCGATCACCTCAAGATCGTCGAGGACTCGACTCTCACCGGGCCGGAGTATCAGAAGTACGAGCGAGTGCGCGGTATTGTGGCCATGGCCCCCACCGCCACTGAAGACACCGTGACGGTGTACATCACGGCGGTCATGTCGGACTCTACCTGGGAGCCTCTGGCGCTGACGGCACCTCATTCCAAGATCAGCGACTCCCTCCGCACTACGGCAGATTCCTTGCTGACCCGGCTGCACGCCTTCGAGTCGGCTCACCTGGACAAAGAGTACGCCGAGTCCATCCTCGTCTTCACCGACGCCACGTCCCCCCGCAAGGCCTTGCTGGACTCCATTCCGGCCGGCCAGCTGCGCAACGGGGTGGCCCAGCTGTTCACCGGGCGTCGTGGGCTGCTGCTGCGATCGGCGCGGTTTCAGCATGAGTCGAATCGGGATACGACAACTTGGCAGTTGCGGCTCTATCCCTCCATCGAGGACAGTCGCGATCTGACCGACGGGTTCGATCTGTTGGCGACCGCCCGGCTCAACCAGGGATACCCGCAGTTTGCGCAAACGTTCGGAGTAGACGGGCTGCTGCTGCCGCCCGGCTCCTTCATCACCGTATTCGCCAGAGGGCATTCAGCCAGTGTAGCCCAGCCCAAGACTACGGGCTCGGCGACGCTTGAGGCAGTGCGAAAGTGAACACTCTTACCCCGTCCCACCGGCAGCGCCAGCCAGGGACGGGCTCACCCATGGCCCAACCAGGCCAACTTCGCGTGTGCTGAGGTAGGGGGCCGGCCGGCCCCCGAAAGGCCAACGCGCGATGTGCTGAAAGGATTGAGCAGATGGAAAACGAAGACCCCAACGAGGATCTCGTTGAGATCGAGGTC